GCAGGAGCAGAATTAGGAAAAAAAGTATATGAATATGCTCGAAAAACAAATCAAGCTAAACGTATACAAACTAGAGAAATTTCAAATTCTAAATATAAAGGAACAGTACTTTTATATCCTAAACATGTATTAGACCAGTATTTTGCACCAGAAGAAGTTATAGATTTACCATTTTAAAATAAAATTATATGCCAAGATTTTTTACAGAAGAATTAGATATAGACGTTGATGATTTTTTATCAAGTTGCTCAACAAAAGAAATTAAAGAAATCATTAATCTTCTTCAAGAAGAAGGACATTTAGAATATGGTTATAACATAACCGGTCGTGAATCCATAAACGAACGTATGTTCTTAGAATCTTTATTTAAAATAAAAGATAACTGGATGAATTTGTCTAAAGAAGAAGAAGACATTATATTAAACATATCAAAACGATTTTAATGTTTATTTGGAAAACTAAAAAATATTTATTATATTACAATTATGGAAAATAAAACAAAACAAGCTGTCCTTTCACTCAGCGGAGGAATGGATTCAAGTACATTATTACTTCATTTATTATCTAAAGGATATGAAGTAACTGCTTTATCATTTGATTACGGACAAAAACATAAAATCGAATTAGAGCGAGCATCTGAATTAGTTAACTATATTAATCATACTATTGATAATTTAGATTTTGATAAAAAAATTCAATGGGTGATGAGAAATAGAGATATAGAATTAGAAAATCTATACATTACAGAAGCAGCTAATAATATGACTCAAATTAAACATCAAATTATTAAATTAGATGGTTTATCACAATTACTAAACTCATCATTAGTTGAAGGTGGGACTGAAGTGCCTGAAGGACATTATGAACAAGACAACATGAAAGAAACAGTTGTTCCAAACCGTAATAAAATATTTAGTTCTATTGTTCAAGCTGTTGCTTTATCAATTGCAGATAAAAATGAAACTAATTGTGTTATTGCATTAGGTTTACATAGTGGTGATCATACAATTTATCCTGATACTACTGAAGAATTTAGATTAGCAGATTTAAATGCGTTTAAAATAGGTAATTGGGGTTCTGATAAAGTAGATTTTTATACTCCATATATGGAATCAAATAAATTTGGAATATTACAAGACGGAGAAAAATGTTGCAAACAATTAGATTTAGATTTTAATGAAATTTATAAACGTACTAATACATCATATAAACCTATGAAACATAATAGAGTATGGTATAGCGATTATAAATCAGCATCATCAGTAGAACGTATTGAAGCGTTTATTAAATTAGGCCTTCCAGACTCAGTAGAATATGCTGATGAAACAGGTCCGGTAACATGGGAAGTAGCTAAAAAACATGTTGAACAGATTTTGGATTCTCACAAATAGGGTATTATATTTATAATACAACATGAAGCGTAAACAAAAACTAGAAAAAGAAGAATTCATTGTTATGAATAGACACAATGAAGTATTTTCAGGTATGAAAAATGGAGGTGAATTCCAATGGACATCTAATTGGTATGACGCTAAACCATTAGAATATTCTAGTACAGCACTCATTAAACTGATGTATTCTAGTGTAGAATTAATCAGAATAGAAGATTTTTATTAAAAACAAAAAACAAAATATATGAATAAAACAATTTGGTATTTCTCAGCACCGTGGTGCCAACCATGTAAAGCATTTGGTCCTACAATGGATAGAGTAAATGAAATGGTCCCTGTAAAAAAAGTAAATATTGATTATGAACCTGATGCTCCTGGAAAATATGGTGTAACAAGTATCCCTACTATCATTTTAGTTGAAAATGAACAACCAGTAAAACACTATACTGGAGTAATGTCTTACAAAGGTGTTTTAGAATGGGCAGGAATTAATAACGCATAAAAAGCATAATATGAAAAAATTTCAATCAACAAAGTTATTTGACGGCTATTCAACATGTTTTCGTCAATGGAGTGCAGATAATACTCACTGCAAATTTTTACACGGATATGCTGTATCATTTAGAGTATGGTTTGAAGGTGAATTAGATCATCGTAATTGGGTATTTGATTTTGGTGGTATGAAACGTGCTAAAACTAAAATACAGGGTATGTCTCCAAAAGATTACTTTGCATACTTATTAGACCATACTACAGTAATTGCAGAAGATGATCCTTATTTAGAACACTTTAAAACAATGGATGCTGAAGGTATTATTCAGTTACGTATTTTACCTGCTGTGGGGTGTGAAAAATTTGCAGAATATCTTTACACAACTATCAATAATTTTTTAATGGAAGAAACAGATGGTAGAGTAAAAGCTGCAAAAGTTGAAGTATACGAACATGAAAGAAATAGTGCAATTTACGAAGAAAAATAAAATAAAAATAAAAATAAATATGGCAAATTTTTCAAAACAATGGTGTGAAATTAATGATCCTAGTATGTCTAGTGATTTCGACATTTTAGAAGAGGCAAATAATATCGAATTTAATCAGTGTGTTCCTATGATATGTGAAGGATATGGTTTTGTAGCAATAAGTAAAGATAAGTATGTTGGTATCTTATTAGCATTTGAAGATAATGAAGGCAATATTAAATGGGAATCTTATTACAACGTTATTAAATAAAATAAAAATATATGAAAACAATTTTCAAAAATGGAACTTACGAAAGAGTAAGTAATGAAGTAGCTGATTATGAAGTCAGAACAGGTAGAGCCAAATACGCCTCTAAAATGGATTGGAAGAAAAATGCACGATCTGCCGTTAGTGTTAAATCTGAAACAGTAACAGAAGCAGAACAAAAAGGTGAGCATACTAAATCTAAAAAAGCAATGAAAGCAGCTAAATTTAAAGCTAAACAACGTCAGTATGAATAGTAAATTAAAAGAAGCAACTACATTATTTTTTATACAAATAATATTATATGGTATACTTTGTATAAACTTTAGAGCAGTAGCTCAGGCGCAGTATCATGTAGCTGCGGCTGCTGATTTTATTGTAGCATCACTTAATTTTTTTGTAATTAGAAAAATTGCAAATACAAATGATGCTGTCCATCAATGGGCTGGTTATGTTTTAGGTAGTGTAGCAGGCTCATATTTAGGAATTTACATCTCAACATTAATACATTAAAACAAATTTTATGTCAAAAATAGACCCAAATAAATTATTAATATCAAGTGACTTCTATAGCGTACAAGGAGAAGGAAAAAGTACAGGTGTACCATCATATTTTGTACGTTTAGGAGTTTGTAACTTAACTTGTGGTATGTCTCGTAAGTTTGCTAATCAATTAATGAAAGAAAAATCATTAGAAGATGGTGAAATATTTAAAGGAGATTTAGAACTAGAAGGTAAAGCGACATGGACTTGTGATTCAACCAGTCAATGGTTATGGAGAGGTGAAGATAAAGAATTTCAATACTTAATTGATCAATGGAAAGAGCAAGGTATCTACGAAGATATTAAGAATGGTACTATCCATATCATTTGGACAGGTGGTGAACCTACAATTAAAGGACATCAAGAAGCAATTTCTAATTTCTTTAAGTACTGGATTGAAGAGCCTGGATTAATGGATACTATCAATCCATTTAGTGAAATAGAAACTAATGGTACTGTAGTAATTGAAGATGATTTATTTAAAATACTAGACCAAATCAATTGCTCACCTAAACTAACTAATTCAGGTTTAGAAGCTAAACAACGTATCAATCCAGACGCCATCAAGCGTGTTATGGAGCATTCAAATTATCAATTTAAGTTCGTTATCAGCACTGAAGATGATGTTAAGGAAGTATTCCGTGACTTCATTGAACCATTCAGTATACCGCTTAAAAACGTTGTTTGTATGCCAGGTTTAGATAGTCAAACAGACTTTCATGAACGTACTCAATTTGTATTAGAAATGGCTAAGAAGTATAAATTTGTAGGTATGACAAGATTACATATTTCAGCTTGGGATAAAACATTAAATGTATAAATTAAAAAACAATTAAAATTAAAAAAATATGCCTTATATTATTCTAAAATACGTAAACAGTAATGATAATAAACTTCCTGTCATCATGTTAGATATAAACGATGAAGTGTGGGAATTTAAAGATAAAGAAGAAGCAGAACATATTGCTAATGTCTTGTCTCAAAACTCAACTACTGGAAAAGAATATGAAGTTAAAAAAGTTTAAACATATTTATTGATATGAATAAACAATTACTTAAAGAAGCAATTAAACGCAGAGAAAAATCAATCCTGTTTTTTAATGCTTCTTGGTGTCCGGCCTGTAAAGAAATATATCACATCGTTGAACAGATTAAAACATCTAAACCTGATTATAAATTTTACGATTTAAAAACAGAAATGGATGGTGTGGGAGAACTAGAAGAAATATTTGACGTAGATTACTTCCCATCATTAGTTGTCATATCTGAAACAGGATACAAAGAATATTCAGGTGCTAGACAAATAAAAAAGTTATTGCGATAAAGCTTGTTTAAGCAAAAAAAATATGTTATATTACAAATACAAGTTATAAAATATGGAATTATTAAAAAAATCAAACGGAAGTTTACCCCGTACAGAACAAGAAGTAAACGAAATGATTGACAATGCATCTTATTTTTATGGTAAGTTCTTACAATCAGTAGGCTTTGACTATGAAGCTGATAAACAAACAAGTGATACACCACGTCGTGTTGCTAAAGCTTGGTTAAAAGACCTAATCGTAGGTTCAGTTACAGACGAACCTAACATTACAGTATTCCCAAATGATGAAGGATATGATGGATTAGTAATTCAATCAGGTATTCCTATTGTTAGTATGTGTGCTCATCATAACTTAGCATTTACAGGTTATGCTACTGTAGCTTACATACCTAAAGAAAATGTAATTGGATTAAGTAAACTTAATCGTATTGTAGAATGGTTTTCTCGTAGACCACAAATGCAAGAATCATTAACACAACAAATTCATGATTATATTGCTGCTAAAATGGATTGTGAATCAGTAGCAGTTAGTATTGCTTGTAAACATACATGTTGCTCACATAGAGGAATAAAACATGGTTCTACAATGTCTACAAATAAATTCAGTGGAGTGTTTATGGAAAAAGATAATCTGATCAGAGAAGAATTACTTCATGCTATTGAGATGAATGGAACTCCTATGAAATAAAATTAAATGAATATGCAAGTAAAAGAATCAAAAACAAATTGGCACTTCAATATTAGTTTAGCTAAATCATGTCTTAGGATAGTAGCAGGTATTACCTTAATTAGAGGTGAATTATTATTAGCTGGTATTTTACTTATATTAGCTGAAATATTAGGAGTAGTAGAAGAATTTTAAAATTAAAAAAAATAATATGGTTACAATTTACGCACACAAAACAGACCCTAAAGCTGTTATCCCTAAAGTACAATATGGTGATACATCAGCTTGTTTTGACATCACATGTACAAAAACAACAGTAATACCTGCAAAAGGCACAGCTGTAGTACCTAATGGATTAAATCTAACAATACATGAATCTGAAAGATATTGGATGCAAATTCAATTACGTTCTAGTAAAGGATTCAAATATGATTTAATACCACATTATGGCACAGTAGATGCTGGTTATACAGGAAATTTAGGTGTTAAAATATACAATGTTGGAGATACAGACGTTACAATTGAAGAAGGTGAACGTTATGCTCAAATAGCAGTTATTAAAAAACCTAAATACGAAATCATTGAATTAAACGATGATGAATTTGAGGAATTAAAATTAAGTCAAATGCGCGGAGACAAAGGATTTGGATCTTCTGGAAAATAAATAAAAATAATATATTATGGAATCATTAAAAAACTCATTCGAACATTTAAAAAATACAATTATCTCATCTAACCCTAATCCGTGGTATGCTATGATGATTGATGCTTTAGGTCATTTCGAAAACGAATTTAATCAGCATTTAGCAACTGTAAGTCCTACAATTAAGGCTGAAAAACCAGTAGTAGTTGAGGAACCAATAGTAATTGAAGAACCAATCATTGAGGAACCAGCAGTAGTTGAAAAACCAGTAGTTAAAAAAACAACTAAATAAAAATAAATAAAGGTTATGTATCAAGGTATTTACTACTCTCATTCTGGAGAGGATAAAGGAACATGTTATTTAAGGGATGATAAGAAAGGTTGGTCATCCTTTAAATACTACCCTACAGTCTATAAATTAGATCGTGATGGTGAGCATCAAACACTATTTGGTGACAGTTGCTCACCAATAACAGGTAAATTTGATTGGAATGATCCTACAATCCTAGAAAAAGACATCCAGAAAGAATTAGCTATATTAAGAGATTTATATTATAAGGACGATTCAGCCCCTATATCTCATAATACTATTTACCTTGATATTGAGATTGAAATTTTAGGTACCCTTACATCTCAGTCTATTAGAGATGCCAACGCTAAAATCACCTCCATAGCCTTAATTGATATTAATACTGGTAAGAAATATTGTCTAATATTAGATGATAAACAAACAATAGAATATGTAAATAAGGATAACAAGGAAATTATACCATGTCTAACAGAAAAAGATTTACTAAGTAAATTTATAGACTTATGGATTACTTTAGACCCAACAATTATTGTAGGGTATAATAGTGATTTCTTTGATATACCTTATTTATATTTTCGTATTAAAAAAGTATTAGGTGATGATTTAGTCTTATATTTATCTCCAATTAAAAAAATAAGTGACAATGCTTATAGACCACAATCTCCAATTACTTTAGGAGGTGTTAATAGTTTAGATTACATGATGTTAGTTAAAAAATATATCATGAAAGAAGAACCATCTTACAAATTAGGAGACATAGGTATGAAATATGTTAATTTAGGTAAAATAGAATATAATGGTTCCTTAGATAAACTATTCAGAGATGATCCAGATAAATTTATTGAGTATAACTTACGTGATGTCGAAATTATTGAGGCGTTAGAGAATAAATTACAATTCATTAAATTAACTGTCTTAATATGTCATTTATGTCATGTTCCATATGAATCAGTTTATTACAATACTGTATTAAATGAGGGTGCTATATTAACTTATCTTAAAAGGAAAGGAATAGTATCACCAAACAAACCTACTACAACTAATAAGTCTATTAAAGAACTTAATATAGGAGATGAAGTACAACATCAACGAGGCACTCCAACTGTTGAAGGTATAATTACTTATATAGATGAAAAATCAGGTAAATGTCAAATAAGAACTAAGTCTAATACTTTAAAAGAACGTAGTTTAAAATCAGTAAGAAAAAAAGATTCATATGCTGGAGGTTATCTTTTAGAACCAGTTCCCGGTTTATACTCATATGTTAGTGATGCTGACTTTACCAGTCTATATCCAAGTATTATTAAATCCCTTAACTTAGGTATTGAGACATTAATGGGGAGGATAATTACTAAAAATAACTATGAACAATATAATTCATTAGAAAAATTAAAACAACTAGAACCAGACACTCTTTTAAATATTGAAAAATTAAATAATAAAACATATTCATTAAAAGAATGTCAAATTAAAGTTCAAGATTTAATTGAAATTATAGAAGAAAATAATTGGTCTATTTCAGCTAGTGGAGCATTTTATCGAAACGATATTAAAAGTATATCATGTGAAGTATTAGAGGATTGGTTTAAACAAAGAGAACACTATCGTGAACTCAAGAAAAAAGCAGGTAAAAAAGAAGATTGGGAAAATTATAAATTGTATGACCTGTATCAACTTGCATTTAAGATCTTACAAAACGCACTATATGGTACTTACGCTATTAACGGTTGGAGATATACAGACGGATATAAAATATGTTCATCATCTATTACTAACAGTGGTCAAAGATTAACTAAAGAAAGTATTATATTTATAAATGACAAATTAGAACATGCTGTAAATAATGGTAGAAAAGAATTTGTAATTGCTTCAGATACTGACTCGGCATATATTGAGTTAAAAGACTTAATTAATGTAAAATATCCTAACATCACAGATGAAGAAGAAAAAATCAGTAAATTAATTGAATTATCTCAAGCACTCATTACTAAAGCTAATCACAACTTAGATAGCATATCTAAAAAAGTATTCAACATTCAAAACAAACACTATTTTGAGTTAAAACAAGAGGTGATTGTAAAGAAAGCTTATTGGTCAGGTAAACGTAGATATGCTATGTGGATTGTAAATAAAGAAGGTGTTCCTATTCCTCCAGATCATAAAGATGCTTTAGATATGAAAGGTTTAGATGTTATGAAATCTAATTTCCCTCCATTGTTTAGAAGTTTTGGTGAAGAATTAATCAAGAAAATATTATTTGATACTCCTAAATCAGAAGTTGACAAGTACATACTTGATTTTAGAAAGTCACTTGATGTAATACCTTGGAAAAAATTACTTAAACCAACTGGGTTAAAGAAACTAGACGAATATATATCTCAAAAACCAACAACCGGAGAAATATTTTCTAAATTAGCTTTAAAATGTCCAACTAATACTAAAGGTGCTATATACACAAACGATTTAATAAGATTTAAAAAACAAACTAAACAACATGATACATTTCAGGTAGGAGATAAAATGTATTTAGCTTATTTAAAAGAAAACCCATATCGTATAGAAGTATTAGGATTAAATGGTTATAATGACTCTCCTGATATCTTAGAATTTATAGAAAAATACATTGACAGAAATCAAATGTTCGATTCAGTTATAAAAAATAAAATTATGAATTTATATGAAGATTTAGGATGGGGAGCTGTTGTGTTCAATGAAAATATAAATAAATTCTTTAAATTTAGCTAAAAAAGTTTGGTAATATAAACAACATTCAATATATTTAATAGTATGATACAAAAATTAGAATTAACAGCAGCGATATCCAAGTATTATTTAAATGGCATGAATGAATCAGTCATATGGGATATTAAAGACAATATATTAAATGTTAAATTTTCATCTCCATCTAAAGAGATGTTAGGCAATGTTTCGTTTCACAATTTCCCATTAGAAGATTCTAAAATAGGTATAAGTAATACAACACAGTTAAATAAACTGATAAATATTACTAATAATTCGTTGGATATAAAGTATATTAAACACAATTACGTACCTTATAAATTAATTATTGCTGACAACAATTTCACGCTTAATTATACTTTAGCTGACTTAATAATCATACCAAAACCAGGTGATGTGGTTGGTAATATTACTTTTAATATTAAAGCTACAATAGACAGTGACAGTATACAATCCATTGTTAAAGCTAAAACAGCAGTAAATGAAAGTGAAATAGTAATAATTAAGCCAACATGCAATGATGATGGTGATTATTTGATTGAATTAGAATTTGGTGGGAATGTAGAACACGCAAATAAAGTTTCATTTTTTATACCTAATGTTGAAACCGTAAACACACCAGAAAACTTTAAAACACAATACAATTCAGATATAATTAAAGAGATAATGTATTGTAATAAGGATATGCATGTTGGTGAAATGAATATCAATTTAGATGGAATTATGAAACTAGAATTTTCAAATGAAGAAAAAACATTAACTAGTACTTACTACTTAATCGCCAAAGACTCTTAGACAACATATTTATATAAAACAAGTTATTTAAAATAAAAATTATGATAAAAGCAACATTCAATGCAATCATTGTAAAACCGTTCAATGAAGAAGAAACAACGTATGGAAATATTATAGTCCCCGATTTAGGAAAAGAACGAAATCTTAGTGGTACAATTGTATCAGTAGGTCCAGGTCAATATTCCTATTCAGGAGAATTTCTCCCAACACAACTTAAAGTAGGACAAAAAGTTATCTTACCTCAAATGGGCCCTGTTAAAGTAGAGCACGATGGAGAAGAGTATTATGTATGTGTTGAAAATACAGTATTAGCTGTTATTGAAGATTAAAATATGGGTGCAAGTTTAAAATCATATAAAAACTATATTAAAGAAGTATTAACCGAAATATTTGACAGTAAACCACTCAAAACATCATTTAAATTTAAGGATTACGGTAGTAATATTTCAACTGAAGATTTTGATGATGATCAAGAAAATCAAATTAGAGTATTATTTCATAAAATGAAACATGGGTATTATGAGTTAGATTTTATGGTAAATTATAGTAGTTTTTCTAATACTAATTTAGAATATAGTACAAAAGAATACTCAATATTACTTAATACAATTGCTCAAGCTGTGAATCAATTTTTAAATGAATACGAACCATTTGGTTTAAAGATGAGCGGTACTGAAAATGAATCTAAAATATTTAAAAACACTATATTTACTGGACAAAAGAATCGTCTATATAATTATTTTGTATCTAAATTAGATGATAGAGAAGATTATATGGTTGAACGAACACCAAACGGAGAAATAAATATAACAAAAAAATAAAAAAAATTAAAACATGAGTAAAGTTATAGAATTTGGGCCAGAGGCCAGGAGAAAATTATTTAACGGTATTGAAAAATTATCTAATGCCGTTTCTGCAACATTAGGACCTAATGGTCGAAATGTAGTTATTGCTAGACCAGGTGAATATCCATCAAGTACAAAGGATGGAGTTACAGTAGCTAAATCTATTTCACTTGAAGATCCAATTGAAGAATTAGGAGTACAAATGGTTAAACAAGCCGCTATTAAAACAGCTGATATTGCTGGTGATGGTACAACTACTTCTACTTTATTAGCATCTGAAATGATTAGACAAGGTTTAAATCAATTAAACAATGGAGCCAATGCAGTTGAAATTAAACGTGGTATTGACAAAGCTGTAAAGGAAGTAATTGATTTTATTAAAACTGAAATCAAAGAAAATATTTCATCTGAAGACCAACTTAAACAAATCGCTTCAATCTCAGCAAATAATGATATTGAAATAGGTGAATTAATCGCAACAGCGATGCAAAAAGTAGGTCGTGAAGGTGTAGTACACATTGAAGAAAGCAAATCAGGTGAAACATATCTTGAAACTGTAGAAGGTATGCAATTTGATAGAGGTTACAAATCACCATATTTTGTTACTGATAATAATTCAATGACAAGTACATTAAACGATTCATTAATCCTTATTGTAGATAAAAAAATCAATCAAGTAAAAGAACTTTTACCTATATTGGAAAACGTTTCATCTCAAAACAAATCATTACTTGTTATAGCTGAAGACATTGATGGAGAAGCATTAGCTACACTTGTTGTTAATAAAGCTAGAAACATTCTAAAAGTATGTGCTGTTAAAGCTCCAGATTTTGGAGATAGAAGAAAACTTATTCTTGAAGATATTGCTATATTAACTGGAGGTCAAGTTGTTAGTAGTGAAAAAGGAATGAAATTAGAAAAATTCAATACTGACTGGTTCGGAAAAGCAAGAGTAGTTACTATTCAGAAAGAAACTACAACAATTGTTGATGGTAAAGGTGATGAAGAAGCTATAAATAGAAGAATTGAAGAATTACAAATTCAAATTGAAAACTCTAAAAGTTTATTTGAACAAGAAAAACTTCAAGAGCGTTTAGCTAAATTTATTGGTGGTGTAGCTATTGTTCATGTAGGTGGAAATACTGAAACTGAAATGAAAGAAAAGAAAGATAGAGTAGATGATGCTTTACATGCCACTAAAGCCGCTATTGAAGAAGGTATTGTACCTGGAGGTGGTGTTACTTTATTACATGCTCGAAAAGGAATCAATCTTAGAGATAATATAGGCTCCAAAATTGTTTGGGAAGCATGTTCAGCACCATTCAAGAAAATCCTATCAAACGCTGGTTACGAACAAGAAAATATCTATACTTCACTTAACTCAGTAACTTATTTTAATCATTGGTATGGATGGAATTTAAAACAAGAATGCTTTAATGATATGAAAGAAGCTGGTATCATTGATCCATTTAAAGTAACACGTTGTGCTCTTGAAAATGCAGCTTCAGTAGCAGGTGTTGTTTTATTAACAGAAGCAACTATTGTTGATAAACCTGAAGAAAAGAAATCTAATGAAGGGTTTGGAGATATGGGAGGAATGTATTAAATTTAAAGTATGAAAGAAAAATATGTACAAATAGCTGAAAGACAAGTAGGCAAAGGTGATACATGGAAGTTATTAAGTGATGGGAAGATATATTCTTCCCTCACTATAACCTTAGACATGTATTTTAATATAATTCAAAAGCATGTTAAATTTATGCTAGATCCATTTGGTGGTAAATTATATGTTATAGATGAGGAAACAGTAGAACAACCATTAAAGTATAACATTTACGGAGATCATTAAAACAAAAAAAATAAGTTATGAAACAGCACACAATATTAAACGAAAAATATCGTCCTGATACTTTAGAAGGCTATATTTGCTCAGACGGAAATAAAGATAAATTTCAAGAATTTATAAATAATCAAGATATACCTCACATCTTATTAGCTGGAAGACCAGGTTCAGGTAAAACAACCTTAGCTAAAATATTAGCAAATAATATTAATTGTGATTATTTATTCCTTAATGCTGTTGATGAACGAAGCATAGATGTTATGAGAGATAAAGTTGGGTCATTTGCGTCAGCAGGATCATTTAAGCCTCTTAAAATAGTAATACTAGATGAAGCAACTCATATTCTTCAAGCATCACAAGTAATGTTACTTAACATGATGGAAACGTATAGTATAAATACTCGTTTCATCTTAACAGGTAACTATCCAGAACGTTTAATTGAACCACTTCGTAGCAGATGTCAAGAATTTGATTTAGAACCACCATCTAAAAAGGTCATAGCCAAACATGTAGACAATATATTAAATATTGAAGACATTAAACACACACCTGAAGATGTTGTTAGTATAATTAAAAAATTCTACCCTGATTTTAGACGTATCATCAATGCATGTCAAAAATATACTGTCAATAATGAAATCAAATTAGATAGTTCTATAACCATATCAGATGATTATAAAAATCAAATATTAGAAGCGCTTAAAAACCCGAAATCAAATGCATTCAATACAGTACGTCAAATACTAGCAGATGCTGATTTAAGTGATTATACCGACCTTTACAGGTTTTTATACGACAATATAGATGAATACACTAAAAATAATGTTGGAGAAATAATTATCTTAATCGAAGAATACAGATACCATTCTGTTGTAAGAATTGATCAGGAAATTTGTTTCTGCGCTTTAATTAGTAAAATCATATCTATTCTTTTATTCAAAACAATTAAAATAAATTAAAATAAAATGGAAAACCAAAAACAAATGAAGCTGAACATTGATTTAAAATCAGCAGAAACAATTTATTCATCTAATGGCAATTGTATATTCGCAGAAGGTGTGATATTGAAGAAAATTTCTAAATTTGTATCTGGAACATCAGAAGATGCTATAGTACCTATACCTGTATTTTATGATATAGAAAGTGGAGCTATTTTAACTGAGTTATTACCTAAAGAATTAAGAGAGGAGTTTGAAAATAAAGAACAATAATTTTACATTATTTGACTGGTTAAAAGAGATTACTCTAAATAAACATAAATGGAGCTCATTCAGTGAAGACGATAAAGCTTCATTTAATGTTTATATGATAAATCGTTACTTATCAATGAGTCAAGAATACATTGACATAGTTAACTATGTTCAAACAATCCCCTATACTGAAAAAGAAAAAGTATACAAAATATACTGTAGCATAATACCTAAGAGAAATGTTTGGTTAAAATATACCAAATCAAACAAAAAATCTAATCCAGATGTTTTATTACAGTACGTAGCAAAAGAATATGCTATTTCGCTTGGAGAAGCAAAAGAATATATTTACTTTCTAGGTAAAGAAGGTATCACAGATATTTTAACCAGACATGGTGTAGATGAAAAAGAACAGAAAAAACTTTTAAAAGATTTAATTATATGACAAAGAATAGTGAACTATATCCTGATTTTGGGAAAAATATTGTAAATGAGTTTGAAACTAATTAT